AAAAAAAAAAAAAAAAAAAAAGAGGCGGACCCGAAGGCCCGCCCAAGTTGGGGAGGAGAGGTATCAGTCGTCCGAGAGGATACCGGCTTCCTCAGCCGCGTCGATCACCGCGGAGCGCTTCTTGCGCAGGGTCTTGTGCTCGTCGAGGTCAACTTCAAGTTCGTGTTCCTCGACCAGGGCCTCGAGCTCGTCCTGCGACATCTCGTTGATGGCGTCGGCAGTCACGCCTTCGCTATCGCCTTCTCCTTCGCCTTCGCCATCCAGGTCGATGCCCGCTTCCTCGGCAGCCTCGCGCAGGTCGTCCTCGTCGAGCTCCTCGAGTTCGGCCTTGAGCTTCTTGACCACCTTTCCCTTAATACCCGCAGCCTTGGCGAGCGCCTTGATCTGGTCATCATCGAGTTCATCCAGATCGATGCCACCTTCGTCCTCACCGTCGCCGCCGTCTTCGTCCTTGTCCTCGTCCTCGTCTTCGATCAGGCCGAGTTCCTTCGCGGCCTCGAGCACCTCGTCCTCATCGGCGTCTTCGAGTTCCTTGCGGATCGCGGCAGCCTTCTTGGCCTTGATGCCGAGTGCCTTGCCCAGTCTCACGATGTCGGCATCATCCACTTCGTCGAGGTCGAACTCGACATCGCCATCTTCGTCACTGGCGTCAGCACCGCCCTCAGCCGCCCAGAAATCTTCCGGTTTGATGCGGGTCTGGCCATTGTAGGTGTCCTTGTACGTCGAGCACATGGCCACCTTACCCACGAACTCGTCGGCGTAGTCGGCAGGATCGAAGTCACCCTTCGGCACGTCGCCGAGGAAGGCCTCGAACACTTCGCGAGTACGCCACAGGGCGTTCGGTGACAGCGAGGCGTTGTGGTACATGATCGAGCCCTTGTGCTCGCCGGTACCTTCGAGCTTCATGGCAAAGTACGGCGCGTTCTCGCCTTCCTCGACCGTGCATTCCACCACCTTGACTAGGTACTCTTGCCCGGCAGCAAAGCCCTTGCCGACGTTATCGAAGTTGACGGTGAACGTGGTTTTCTTCTTCCGTGCCATCAGTTGGCTCCTTTAATTGTTTTGAGGATTTCCTCGTAGGTTGGATCGACCAGAAAGTCGGGAAGCGAGACTGCTTTCGGCTTTCTGAATTTCGTTATATACGAGGCACTAGGCCCTAGTCGAATACAATACTCTTTAACCTCCTTTTCCTGAGACATCTTTCCTTTGATCTTGGATTTGACAATCCTCGACCGGATGAACGTGTGGCCGACCACACTGACGGCCGCGCACAGGTGCGACATCACGCTGGGCGACAGGCGCGGACCAACTTCGGGATCAAGCATCCCCTCGGTGTCGCCTTCTTCACCTACGTTGAATGTGCGGTCCTGCGCAAGGAACACCACCTCCATATCCAGATCGCGGAAGTTAGTGATCCAAGTCTTGAGCCGGCTGGCAACATCACCCCAGTCGCTTTTGGTCATTGTGCCCCAGTCGCCGGCTACCTTGTTCTTGAGGTTCTTGCGTTCGGCAATCTCCTCGACTACGATCTGCTGGAGCTGTGTGATTGTGTCGATCACGACCGTCTTGTACTCGCCAGGGTTCTGCACCAGCCACCAGTAGGCCTGCTCGAGGTCCTCCCAACAAGTGATGTCCATGACCTTCGCGCCCTTCACGTCGGACACGCTGTCATCGCCATCGTCCTTGCAATCGAGGAACAGCACTGGCCCAGGGAACGTGCCGGCGAGTGTCGTCTTGCCAGAACCCGCACGACCATAGAACACCCAGGAGCGCCCCTTCTGTTTTGAGCCGGGATCACGCACCGGTAAAGGCCCTGACCGCTGCGTAGTTCTTCGTGTGGACGGGTGGCTTTTCGTCGTCGTCTTGCTGCTTCTTATCCTTAGTGCCATCGAGGTATTCCTTTCCTTTGATGTAGTCAACGTCCAGCCCCTGAAGTCGAGCGCGGCACAACGGCTCGTAGTCACACCAGCCGCAATGCCTTTCGATATTCATGGGCCAATGTTTTGGCCTCTTCTCTTCGGTCCTTACCATCTCCTGGACCGTTACCATGAAGTCATTGAAGACCATGTCGGCAACAGCACGATTGACCGGGGTATGGATACGCTGGAAATAGTTACTCCGGTTTTTCTCAGCTGAGGCCATCAGCTGTGGATACAGTTTCGGCTTCTCGCCGCGATCCTCGAGGATACGCATGATCTTCGAAGGCAACGTGTCGATGGCCTTCTGTGAAAGCGACCCATCCTTCAGGATGCCAGGCACCGCAGGCGGCTTGGATTTGATGTAGTCCCACAGGGTACCGTCGAGAGGCTTCCAGCCGAGGATGTCATTCGCACGGAAGTACGAGACGGACTGCAGGTTGCGCCAGCGCTCATCGTCGCCCGGTTGCCGCGTGTAGGTTTTGTGCTCGACCAGCCAGCGCAGCTTGTTAGGCGTTACAGCGATCAGGTCGATCTTGCCATTCCATATGACATCTGGAAACAGCTCAATCTCGAAGGTGTGCTCGGCACCGCGACCCTTCTTGCGAACGGGCCGAAGGTCATCGTTCTTCCAGTAGCTGAGGTAGTCTCGGATGATGTCCTCGCAATCCTCAAGAATATCACCATACTCCTCCCGCTCCTGGGCGAATAGGCGCATTGTTGCTACGTCGGCTCGCAGTTCGTCGAAGTAGCCCATCGCGTCGTCACCGTTGAAGTGACGCTCGAGTGCCGAGTGGATCATCGTCCCGAACTGGAGCGGACGCGACTTTCTCTTTCTTTTAAGCTTTTGGTTATAGCGGTAGTCATACGCTTGCAGGCAACGGCGGTAAGTTTTAACCTTCGACTGACTGACTTTGAATTTAGAGGCCATTGACCCATCCTTTCCAGATATGCTTTGCCGCCCCAGCCGGCTTCGGGTTTTTTCGCACAGGTCGGGCACAGGGGGAAGAGCCCGTCCTTGACCCAGTATCGGGTCGGTTGTTTACAGTCGACACAATCTTCCTTCGGCCAGTGCCTCATAACAGAAGTGTCAGGATACACTTTCATCATAGGCCAGTCAACCCCCTTCTTCTAAACTTGCGCAGCTTATTCTCCATGTGGCATTTACTCTGACCCGGTCCTCCATCTTCTCGACGAGTTTATGAACGCCTCGCCACCTTGCGTCTTTCACGTTGCGCCTCCTTCCATTTCTCAATCGACATCCCTTTGCCCCAAGGACCGACTTCACCGTCGGCCTCAATGGGCACACTCATCTTGATGCCGAACTCATCCATCAGATCGGGCCAACGCATGATTTCCAACATCCTGTGGTAGACTTCCTCAACCATATCATCGCGGACACGGAACAAAACAGCATCATGCACAGTACCACATATCTTCACGACATCACGTCCATATTCCTTCCGGAGCTGGATCGCAGCCATAAGGTTCACCTCGTTAGCGAACGATTGCACAGGCGAGTTGATCGCTTGACGCTCAGCCTCACGACGCTCAGGCGTGTCCTCAGCTGACCGAGCAGCAGGCAGTCGACGTTTTCTGCCTGACAATGACTTCACATAGCCATGGCGCCTGGCGTATTTGCGTTGACGATTGTGCCAGGTGACAAGGTCTGGATAGTTGTCGAAGAATGCGACACGCGATGCCTCGGCTTCTTCATCGGTGATGATGATACCATAATTGTCGCGGGCATATACCTTAAATTTCTTCCACCACATTCCATACAGATAACCGAAGTTGATCGCCTTGGCCTTCTTGCGTAGTTCCTTCCACTCCTTGTTAATTTCGATGCAAGCCTCATGCCCCGCCTTGATGAGCAACTCGATGGCATCACTGTAGGCCATGTCATCCTTCTTGGCAAGCTGACATGCAGTACTAATAACCAAGTCCTTCTGACCCCCACCTCGTGCAATCTCACGAATGCCCGTGAGCCAGTGCACGTCGATCCCGTTGACGAAGGCATGTATCATGTTTCGTTCGCGAGCGAGCTCAGCGGCGATCCTTAGTTCAGCCTGAGACAAGTCGCATTGAATGAGGGTCCAACCTTCCTCGGCCGATATAAGACTGCGGATGCGCGGGTCACGAGGCACCTGCTGAAGGTTCGGATGTTCGCACGATAGTCGACCTGTAACTGTTCCGTGAAGCTTAAACGACGGGTGAAGGTACCAGCCTCGCTTCTGCTTGTGGAGAAATGGCTTCCAGCCGTCGATAAAGAACGAAAGCTGTTGCTTAGCTGCTCGAAAGCGGAGCAGAGCTTCCGTGCAAGGATGGTCAATTCGTTTAATAACGCTCTCACTGCACGAAGGGTTGCCCGCTGCTGTCTTGTCGAGGGGTTTAATGCCAAGGTCTTCAAAAAGTAATTTTGCAAGTTGCGCCGGTGATCCCCAATTGAAACTCTGCTTCTTTCCTTTGGCGTCGAGTACATATTCGGGCTCCCATTTCTTCAGCTCCTTGAGTGCGGTGTTGTACTGCTCACGCAGCACCTTCTCGGCCTCCTCGAACTGGTCATAGTCAATGAAGACGCCATCATATTCAACCTCGATAAACAGGTTGGCACATGGCATCATAATCTTGTCGAAGACCTTTTTCACTTCGGGGTCTTCCTTTAGCATTTTGCCAAAGACAAACCGAAGCTTTCGAGTGTAGTACAGGTCGTGGGCAAGGTATTTGCAGTGCTTGGTCAGCGGGACATTCATGCCCTGCTTCTCGGTTAAGTCGATTTCCCAGTCGGGCGCACCACAGTAAACCTGAGCGAGGTATTTCAAGCCATGACGCATGTTCTCATCGAGCAGGAAGTGCGCCAGCATCGTGTCGAAGTCGAGTTTCCATTGAACGCCTAAGTGAACCCAAGTCCACAGGAGGTCAAACTTCCCGTTGTGCCCGATCAGCATGAAGTCGTCGCGTCGCTCGTCGATCAGGTCAATCATCTCAATGATCTCTTCCTGAGTCCAGGGAGACTGTGGATGATTGACTGGGATGCACCACTGAGTGCGAGCTGTGCCGAAACCAATGCTGACGATTTTTGGCTCGGGATCATCAACAAGGTTGCCGAACTTGTCGAAGTGTCGAGTGCGCCATGGGTAGAGTTGCGTTGTCTCGATGTCGTAAGACACGGCGCCGTGAAGGTCCTCAAGCATTTCCTCCACGTCATCATGCGACATAACGATCCGCCAGGACAACTCCCTGGTTTCGGGGATACCGCCAAATGCCATGATGTCATCGACCAATTTGAGGTCAGCTCTCATCAGCATTTCCTGCTTGTCATCATGTCGCATGACAGCGGGGTTATTCATCGGCAGGTAGATGCGATTATCTTGTTGCAGCGGCTTACCACGAAGACGGGATATACCCGCCTTTCCTGTGATTGTTTTCAGCGGCGTATTGCCGACCAGGATCACGAACTTGTAGCCATCGAGTTCACTATGCAGGCGGTCGACGTTCGACTTGATTTCTGTCTTGGTCGCCTGCTTCCCATTTTTGGGTTCGGCGGGAAGAACCGATAGCCGCTTGACCTTGTACTTCTTCTCAAGCGGCTCGATGATGTACTCGAGCGCGTCCCATGTTCGAGGGCAATTATCCGGAGACTCAGTGACGATGGCGATCTTTCGGAGTTGCTTCTTGGGCTTATGTTTCGACATCAACCAGGTCCTTTGTTTCCCAGTCAATAACATATCCTGCTGGAAGCACCCTGTAAATGCCGATGTCCTGGCCATGACCAATTAGGTGGTCAGCTATGCGATACGGGGTGCCGAAGAAGATACGCTTCACCACGCCGGCGTCCACGATTTCCTCGAAACAGGCCTTGCATGGACTGTCGGTCACATAGAGGTCGAACCGAGTGTCCGCTGTAACTGTGATGCCCCGTGGGACGTGGCGCAGGGCGTTCACTTCGGCATGGATGGTTTCGTGGCAGTGCTGCTTGCCTGGGCAGTCATTGCCGGCACAATGAGGAGCGCCCGAAGGCGCCCCGTTGTAGCCGATGCTCACAATGCTGCGGCCTTGAACCAGCACAGCCCCGACATTAAGTCTCATGCAGGTTGACCGGCGCGCTACTGCCTGAGCAATCTCCATGAACATTTGGGGCCGTGTCGTTCTCATAGGATGTCCTCCTTGGTCTCGATGTCAACCATCAAGTGTCGCATTGAGCTATCTCCAGAGTTGGTAGGCAATGATCCCAATGACAGACCAGAACAGAATGCCAAGGGGCAGGGCCCATTTCATCACACGACGCAGACCATCAGTGTCGCGCTGGAATGGGTACTCGGTTTCTATTGTCAACGGCGGATGGGTTTCGCCGGTAACATGAAGCCACACAGTGCCATAGAACAGGCAGTGCAGCCGTTCGCGCCACGTCATCTTCCACTTCGAGATAACAACGTCCAAGCCCGGCTGTTTCCAGACGTGTAGGGCGTAGACGTTCTCCTCCTCGCCTTCGGGCGGAAGCAGTTGCGTCGTGGCCTCGGGGAACTTGACACCTCTCATTTCGGTCCTTCCTTTCTCATGGTGATCATGTCATTGGCGAAGACGTGCAGGCTCGTGCAGTGCATCGTGAACGTGCCTGGACGAACGTCCCACCATGCAGGATCAATCTCGCGGCAACGATTGAGAACCCACAGGAGGAGACGGATAGTGAGGTAGATGTCGTCCTGCATATGGCGGAAGAAGTCGCAGGACCTCAGCGGATAGTAGATATGCAGATTGCCGCCACGAACCCAAAACTGATAGCCCAGGCTGCAAGGCTTGCGACCGCCGACAACTTCTCCGACATCCTCTGGGTGGAATATCGGAAACCACTCCTGGCGGCTGAGTGGGTTTTTGGCGAGCGATTGGACCAAGTCATTCAGATCCCCATACTCATTTCGGATGCCATAACGAGGCGTTGCGCCTAGTCGGTCATAGCGACCTTCTTCATCCGGAGTGTTGCCCGCATATTTTGGCCAATAGCGTTCCATGTAATTGTGGTTGAACTTGCCATCTTCATCGAGGAAGCGAGCAGCGTTATCGCCCCACGGCCAATTTGCCCATTCAACACCTGGGTTGATGGGCTGTCCGCAGACGCGCTCCTCGAAGTGATCGTCCGCCCAAGGCAGGTTGGGCTGCACGTCATCGCGCCAGTGTTGCAAGTCTTCGTTGCCTTTGAGGTCATAGGTGAACGTGTAGTTCATCAGCTCGTAGCTTGCCATCTCAGGTCGCTTACTGATGTCAATGCCCTGCCACTTTTCGGTATGCACCTTATGAGCATGAGCCAAGAACAAGTTCCATGTGTGAGCACGAATGCGCTGGAACGAGTCTCGGCCCGACAGGTAGTTGAAAGGAATAATGCGGTCAGTCGTCATCGTCAGGGTCCTCATATTCGCTGGACATGCCAGGATGGTTGTCGCCGACATATTCGGTCAGCTCTTCTTTGATGTCGGGGTCGATAAGCTTATGGAACATATCGTGGACCCTCATACCTTGGGCATATTTTTGGATGCCTCTATGGTACTCGGGAATTAGGTAGCGTGCCGTCCACTTGACGCACCACGTCCAGAAATAAGGGTCTTTCTTCGCGACCTTCTCGAGCACCGACACAGGATCGTCTAGGTTCGGTGCCAGTGTCGCGAAGTACATGGGATGGACCGTGACGTTGGCGAAGAAAAACGTCAGCTTGGTCAGCGGGATCGTTTTAAGATCGAACGGTGGCAACAGCACGTCACGGATGAACACAAGGTCCGCTGGGAATTTCTTGAACACCTCGGTAGTACGGTAGAACGCATGGGCCTCGGCAGTATGATCGCCGTGGTAGGTCAGCGACATCGACTGAATGCACGGTGTCATAACACTGGCTCGTTTGCTGCCCTTGTTCGGGTCAGACTTCGTGGTGTGCCCGTGACAGGTAAACGAGACGCTGCCATACTTGCGTTGCTTGAGGCGCTTATCCCACAATGGCACGACAGCATCGCGGGATGCCTCGACCAGGTAGAGTCTCTTCAGCATGGACATCTTCGAGTTTGTGTAACCGCAGTCTATCATCTGCAGGTCATCACTGATGTCGGTGAAGGTCCTCGTGACATTGCTGATGATCTTCCGAGCTCCGGAGTACTCATCGGCAGGGGTCGCCATCAGGTCGAGGCAAAACTTGATCCAATCATTCTTCATGGCCAAGCTGCCTCTTGATGTCTTCGATCTCTCTCACGAACTTCGCCGCGGCATTAAACAGCTGCTTCTTCTGTTCCCACTGTGGGTCTTTTTTCATTGCGATGAAGACCTCGGGATCGATGACCGCGCCTGCACTTTCGAAGAAATTCGTTTGCTCGATTAGATGTTGCCAATCGAACATAGCCAAAAGCTGACATGCGGACTGCACGGAGCTCATGGCTCTCTTGAAATCATCGTCGGTGGTAATCTGCTGCTTTCTCAGGTCCATATTCGTCTACCTCCTAAACGTGCATTGTACTCGATCAATCGACCAAGCACAACGCCGTTTGTCTCATGCGCGGTCGTGGTGATCGTCGAGGCAGTCGTTGACCTCGACTAGGTCCTTGTGGGAAGGTGGCTCCCAGCCCTCAGGCTTAACGACATCGAAGGTGTCAGCTCGACCGCTGTCATGGGTCACGCCTGTCGCACGAGTCTTCCGGACCTTCTGCATGTTCGCGTGATGGACACGCTGCCAGGCTGTGCGGAAGTCGAAGCCATGCAGGTAGGCCGTGCCAAGTGCAACATAGACCAAATCGACCAGGCCGTCGAGTGCATGCTCCAGGTGATAGGTATAGTTCGCCCGATCCCGGTCACTGGGCGGACGGGTCATTTCGTCATACGCTGCAGCCTGGTGACCCTTGTACTCGCTGAGCTCCTCGTCCAGGAAGCCATTGCGGAAATCGGACAGATCAGCTGGGAGTGCGCGAGGACGTCCACGATACTCGAGACCGAAGTGCTCGTGAAACTCAGCTATGTCGCGCATCGGATCGAATGGTTCATCGAAGGTAATAGCGTTTCCCCACTCTTCGAAGCGACCATCGAAGAACTCCTTGTGGGGGCGAGTGATGAGCGGTCCGTTCGGGACGCCGTACTGGCGATAGATAACAGCATCCTCCCAAGTCGCCTCAATCTTGGCATTGGTCGAGATGACTTCGTAGAGGTTGCCCGTCTTGATATGGCGATACAACTTATTTGGCACGGCAGAACTCCTTTACCGCTTGAATGATAGGGTCGACTTCATCGCCGACTCGGTACCGCAACTTCGCATAACTGTTAGCCCACTCTTCGTAGGCGGCACGGATGTCGTCATCGTAGTTGTGGATCATGGTGACATGCTCGGCGGTATCGTACTCCTTCACCTCGTGAGCACCTGCTCGTCCGTGGCAGTAGATGATGAGCGGCTTCTGACGATACAGCATATTGATCAGGTCCTGCGGGATTTGTGTAGCACCCGGACGGAAGCGACCATAGATCGGTTGCGAGATAATCGGGTGTCTGTCGAAGAGACAATTATCCATGCGCAGGTATCGGTAGGCCCGTTCGATTATCTCGCCTGGGTATTGTTCGGGACCGCGCCCGGGCGTATAGACCAACGGTACGTGTTGCGTTAGTATATGCGCAAGCGTTGTTTTCCCGGAACCATCGGGACCTTCGAGTATCACGTTCATGGGTAAGCCTTTCAGAGTTGACGCGACAGTTTTACCAGTTTAATGTCAAGGCTCATGACTGTCAATCCGGGAAAACCTGAAATGAAACAGGGCTTTATTAGCGAGGAAGAAGCCCGCACCCAACTCCGCATATTGTGTGAGGCAGCGGGCGGTGTGGGGGCACTAGCAAAGAGTCTCGGGCTTACGATCAGCGCGGTCTCACAACAGCTTCACGGTCACAAGCCGATACACGGTAGGGTCGCTGAGCATATGGGTCTCCGCGTTCAGCGGGAAACAAAAATCTATTATAAGGCGAAAGATCATGCGGACAACTAATAGTGACCCGATAGAGGTAATGCTGAAGATATGGCGCAAGTCCCCGGGGAAATTCTTCTGCGTCTCAACCAAAAGTCCGACGGGCAAATGGAAAGACACATTTTTTAAGCGGAGCAATATGCGAGGCGCTTTGTCATTCGCCAAGAAGCATGCCCGTTCGCATAACGTCTATATGTCCACACATGGTTTTTCTAAGGCTCGTCGTCACAAGGAATGCTCCGAAGACCCATGCGTCCTTTATGCTGACCTCGACGCCCGCGATCCTCGCACCCTCGACATCAAACCAACCATTGCGATTGAGTCTTCTCCCGGACGCTTTGTCGGCTATTGGTTCACCGATGTCCCAGCCTCCGAGGATTTGAACCGTCGCCTCGCATATTATATCGGAGCGGACACGTCAGGCTGGGACCGGACCCAGGTGCTGCGTGTCCCGGGAACTCGCAATCACAAATACAAGACGAAGCCGACAGTCAAGTTGTTATGGGATGATGGTCCTCGCTATGAGGTTCGTCGCCTCGAAAAGATCATCCCGAAAGTGGAGACTAATGATGGTCGCGAAGAAGGCGGCGATGCGATGGACATCTATCGCAAGTATGAGAAGGCGTTGCCGATCTGGGCACGTCGTGAGTTCCTTAATCCACGGGTGCAACAAGGCAAGCGTTCGGAAGTCCTGTGGAAGCTAATTAATGAATGCCTCGAAGCGGGAATGACCGAGGACGAGACATTCACTCTGTGCTGGCATTCGCCATGGAACAAACATGCCGAGCGACGTGACGGCGAACGTCAGATGAGGCGTGAGCTCGAGAAAGCAATAGGTCGCCATATAGGCGGTTCGATAAAGAAGGCGGGCATCAAGAAGAAGTCGATTATGGACCGCGAGGAAGCTGATCCCTCGAAGATCCGTTATGAGTTTGTCACGATGGACGAGGTCGAGGAGGAGGAAGTCGACTGGATCGTTCCTCGCATGGTCGCTCGTCAGCAGACAACCATTTTTGAGGGCGATCCCGGCGTCGGCAAATCATACTTCCTAATGTGGATGGCTGTTCACTGGTGCAATGGGACACGTCTTCCTTGGCAGAACAAGACTGATCCTGTCGAACCATTGCGTGTCCTGTATTGCGATATGGAGAACTCGGCAGGCAGCGTAACCAAGGTCCGCTTGAATGATAACGGGTTGAAGAACGGCAAGAACTATGTCCAATTCACCCAACCCTTCAGCGTTGACAATTCTGACTCTATCGAAGCATTCGAGAACCAAGTCCTCCGCAAGTTCAAGCCGGATGTCGTTATCATCGACCCTATCAACCTCTACGTGGGCAGTGCCGACACATATAAGGCGTCCGAGACGCAGCAGGCCTTGCAGGTGTTGAAGGCCCTGTCCGAGAGATATAACTTCGCTCTCATCATAGTTCGACACCTCAACAAGTCCGCGTCAGGTAAGGCGCTGTATGCCGGCCAAGGTTCCATTGCTTTCGCGGGTGTTGCTCGCATCGTCGCAACTATAGGATGGCATCCTGAGGAGTCCGACATGCGTGTAGTAGCCTGCACGAAGAACAACCTGTCACCGTTCTTTGGCTCATTGGGTTACACCATCGAGGCGCTTCCCGAAACCCTCAATCGGAAGGATCGCTCGCAGCTGGTGTATGAAGGCCACGTCGATTACACGTCCGATGAGATTGTGGGAACAACGAACCAGAAGGAGGAGGGCTCCGTCGCCATTGCGATGGACCTGATCCGGGAGATGTTGAAGGCGTCACCCGATGGTATCAACTACCACTCACTCATCAAGCAGGCCGACACACGGTCAATCAGTGAGGCGTCAATTCGCAAGGCAGCGGCATCGCTCAAGATGAAGAAGATTATACGAGGCCGAGGCGTCAAGCGAACAACGCTGCTCGTAATGAGCGACGAATGACACGCTCAGCGCGTCACACACGCGCTAGCGACATCGCTCAGGTAGGTTGTATCATCGACGCTAGCGAAGGCGCGTCACGCTCGTCCTGTGCGCTCGAAAAAACGCGCATGTCGCATTGACACACGCGCTCGAGGAACGTCCTGCTAAGTGACGTTCATTCCATAGGCACTTCGCAATCGCCGCAAATCAGATTGAGGCCTTCCTTTCCGTAGGCCTTCGTCTCGCACTTGGGGCAGGTGTATTTGGTACGCCTGCTGCCCTTACGTTCGCGCTCGACCAGTGCACCTCGCCATTCAATTACGCCTTTGAACTTCGAACAGGCCTTGTCGAATGCGCCGCCGTCGATGATGTAATGACTGACGCGACGTCCGGTGCGCTTGCCTCCTGGCGCGCCTGTGCTGCTCGGCATCAGCCCGATTTCCTCCATCTTGTCAGCCCACTGTTTATCGTGAGGCGTCTTCTTAGGTTCGCCGAAGTGATGCTGCCACAGATGCACCATCTCGTGAACGAGCGTCGAGAAGATGGCGCGATCATCGCGGCCTGAGAACGTGAACGGGTTGAGCGCGATCTCGTCGGTCGACTGATCCTTCCCCTTCGCCGACTTGAACGGGTGATTGCGGTAGTACCCGTAAGCATGACGCATCTCGGCGCTCAGCGTGATGAGGCAATTGGGCAGCAGGCCGTCGAAGAGATGCTTGTTGAAATGGTCATATGCCTGCTGCAGCACGGAGTACGTGTCGGCAGTCGGTCTGAAGTTTGGCTTCTTGGGCATTGACGTTATCCTTTGAACAGCGGGTGGCGCTTAGTGTCGTGACGAGTAAAGCCGTGCCTAGTCTTCTTTGTTTCGACTACGGTAATGGTAACGGAGGGGTCGATCACCTGGAACACATATTGTGGACGGGTGCTATCGACGGACTCCTTGCCGATGACGGCAAGCATACCTGCTCGGGTCAGTCGATGAAGGATGGCGCAGACGGCGGGGTGCGTTGTGCCGTCGCATTTGGTCAGTTGGTACAGCTGGTACGAGGTGAACTTCTCACCCGGGTTTAACTCGCGGACGAACTCGTATATGATAGATGACGTGGACTTCATTGCAGTGCTCCCGTGTTGTCACCTTGACAGGAACACTATAAATCCGGAAGCCTGCCCTTGTAAATTATGGACTTGCTTCCGGAGACAGAGTTATTCTGCGTTGTCGAGCGTGACGAACTCGGTTTTGAAAAGGTGCATGTCCTCGGCGGTGCGGAAGCCCCATTCACGTTCCTTTAGGATTGGCGCCGAGATGTGATCGAGGTCAGGCAATTTCATGCTTACAAGCGGCGGAGCTGGATAGCTAATTTTCGTTCGGCACCTGTGTGGATAGCTGTCTTTGTGGCGATCCAGGAAATCGCGGTTCCTCGTGAACTGTTCAATGAGCTTATTCATGGCTTAGTCCCTCCTGTCAGTAGATATTCACAACAGCTTCCCAATTTTTGGCGGGTCCGATGTAGTATGTGCCGACGTTGCCGAATTGGCAGCAATAGACGCGACGCCAGCGATTGCGCCAGCGCACTAAGTATGGGGTGGCCAGGCGGCGACCGTAGCCGGAGGCCGTTTGTGCCAGCCCGTGAATATGGCAAGGCAATGGGGATTCTTTCCCTTCCACTTCGGTTTCCGCCCCATTTGAGAGTTGTAGGAAAAATTCACGCATAGGACGACTCCAGTTCCACGAAATTGCAAGTGCCCCAGATGCCGTTGCCGGTGAAGCGGATGTTCAACCGTAACGGGGTTGGTCACGTCGACTATCACACGGTGACGGCATCTGGTGCATTCGATCAGGATGACTGTCTCACCCTTCACCGAGTGAGGCGGGCGATGCTGTCACGTACTGCGAGCATCGCCCTTTGGCAATCGCGCATCTCGGCAAGGAGCTCCTGAGCGCGCTGCTCAATCTCCGCTTCCTTACGCATCAGGCTTTCCTCCTGAGCGCGCAACGCAGCAAGTGCGCTGTCGCTGTGCGACGAGCGAGCGCGCAACTGATGCACTGCTGAGGTGAGCTCCTTTTGAGCAGGCGTTTGGGGCGCGACGGTCCGCAGAGCTGGACGTTGTGCTGTATCGTTCATGGGTTCACCAATAGGTATGAGGTTGCAAGGGTAAGGACCGAGGACAGGAAGTACCCGATCCGTTGATTGGGGTGTTTATGCCGAAGGCCCTGGGCAATCAAGTAGATCGACCAGAGCCCCCAAAACACCGCGAAGATGGTGTGCAGCATTAGTTGATGCCGGCGCGGGAATACACCCAGCCCGCTTTGTCCTGATGCGTGGCCATGAAGTCGGCCAAGCTCGAGATGAAGTAGTCGAGCTCGTTGTCCCACAGGACTTTGATGATCGCGCCATTGACGGACATCACGTTGATGCCATCGCCGCGGATGCCTGGGCATATCACGTCATCGGTCCCCTCGGCGAACGCAGGATCGAACTCGACGTTCGAGTAGGCCGACTGCAGCTCCTGGTATGCACGGCGCCAGAGCTCCGTCAGGTTCGGCTTGTAGAAGAACCCGATCACTTCGCCATCGAAGTCGGGCTTGGCAACCTTTGCCAGGTGAGTGGCAAGGTCGAGGATCGCTGTCGAGTGACGCATCGAGGCAGCGAAGTTGTCGGACAGCGGCGAGCGCTTGCCGGGAACACCCGAGTACAGCTCATAGATGAAGCGGGACAGGGCGACCTCAGCAGGGTTGAGATCGGTACGGAGATTATACGCCATTGTAGAATTCCTTCTTTCGGCGTGATGACGCGGCGATTACTTCGCCACGCCCTTTACGGTGATTTCCAGAAAGGCTGGAAAGTCATCGGTGAACAGCTCCTTGCTTACGTAGAGCGTGGGGATGGCAATCGACTTCTTTTCGTCGTCGGGCGCCTGGTACTGGAGCATGTTCTTGGTCTCCTTTTTGAACGGGAGCTTGACGGTGTGAGTGGTAGTTTCCTTTGCCATGACTGTGTCTCCTTTTGTCTGAGGCAGGAACGTTATATAGGACGATGACGTGCCAGGTCAATCACCGTTAATCTGCGATGATTTCACCGGGTTGATACAGGCGCGAATGATCCGTGAGCGCTCGGTGTATTCGCACGTAGCGCGGATCGCGTCCGTCACGCGACTTCTTCGAGTACAGGGCATCACAGTAGGCTCGCGCAAATGGGTAGATGGCGCGCAGCTGCCTTTTTGTGATCTTCGGCCGACGCAGGATTTTGCGGATCGTACTCGCCGATAGCCCAGTCTCCTTCACGAGCCGTTCGGTCGGAATGTAAAACTGGAAGGCCATTATGTGGTAGATGTGCGGTTCGTGATCCGGAAAGTAGCAGGCCCAAAGCTGCTGAGCCTGTGGTTCCTTGTTGTTCACCGCGTTTGCCCATGCGATCATAGTCGGCAGGAACAGCCGCTTGTGCATGTGCTCCGGTAACCTGTGGGCATGCGTCATCGAGCGCACAGTCTCACGCTTGATATGCGGCATCTTGCAAGCTGCCATGATTTGGCTGAGTGTGTATCCACAGGACTTGTGGAGTATCGGGATCGGGTTCGTGAGCATGATTTTAACCTCCAGTTGACTAGCAATCTCGGATCTTAAACGAAAACATCAACGAAGTCAATAGAAGCGCTGGGGGGGGGTCACGCATATACAGCGCATAGCTCGACTATGACATTTCGACGATAAATCAACGACTTAGGTTAACTGGTACGCATCTGATAATGTATCCGCCGCGTTAATGGGTTGATCAGTATACTCTTTCGCGTGTGGAAGCTGATTGCTATGCGCAGTCTATGGGAGGAGTGGTGTCATTGATATTATTGAATAAATTCATAGATAATTATATTGCCGTATACATTCGTGAGCGCGCGCGAGACAAAAAAGGCCCCTCACTGAGTGAGGAGCCCGTAAATTGGTATGATGATCGGTGCGAGATGGATGCACCATAGGATGAGGGCTATTATGAGTATGAGGGCTTCCGTTAGCCTTTCTTTAACAGTTCGGTGATTTTCTGGACTTGGGGGTCGTTGATCTTGAATGTCCAGCCACCCGCAGGTTTTGCAATGCCCGACTTTCTGAGGATATTGCGGGCTTTGTTGGGCTGTATGTCGAGGCTTTCCGCAATCTGGGCAACGGTAATATGCCCTTCCGGTGCAGGCTTCGTGCTCTTGTGACGTCTGGGTGGCTTGGGAGTCGGCTTCTCTTTTGGCTCTTCGGTAGGCGAAGTAGGCTTCGGGGACAACTCTTCCTTCGGGATATGGTACATCGTGGCTCTGTTGAGTTGGCGTGAGTCTGGGAATGGTGGGGTCCATAGCTTTTCTTCCTTCGTTGGCGTGTATTCGGCTGCTTCTTCGAGTTCGCCCTTGATGATGAGGGAGTAGCCATTAGGGTGCTTGATGCGGATTACGTTGTTGTTGAGCCAGGACGCTTTGCCTTCGGCGTTATCCAGGATATGGTTCAGCCAGTGATGGGCTGCGTACATGGCTCCATAGGCGTGTGTGAAGAAGAAGTGCTCGCTGCCGTCAGGCTTGAGGCCCGTGAAATAGAAGTGGGCTTTCGGGGGTCTGACTGGGCTAGAGGGGTAGTGGGGTTCCATGTTATTTACCTTTCTTCTGCTTCATCTGTGCAGCCAGTTCCCGCACCTTCTTGAGCTCGGGATCGTCGGGTTGCCAGCGCCATCTCTGGTGCTTCCGCTTCGGGATGTTAGCCCGTAGCTTTTGTCTGAGGGGGTAAGGGTCGATGTCGAACTCGCGGCATATGTGTTTGAGTGTTATCATAGGTGTTGCTCCTCTCGGCAATTCTAGGTTATATCAGAGAAAAGGAGAAATGTAAATTGCGGTCTTGAATTATGTTGACAATGGCGTTCTTGTCTTGTATCGTGTATGTGTTCAACGATGGAGATGACGATGAGATATCATGCCGTAATGCTCGACGAGACCGGTTGTGAGTTTGGGGTCGATATTGAGGCAGACTCGCGTGATGAGGCGTATGATCGTTTGGCTGAGGATTATCCCGAAAGCCAATGCGTTCAGCTCGAAAGCCCGCAGGATGCTGCTGACCGTGAGGCTCAGTGGGTCTTGGCTGAGGAGGAAGACGACTTCTGGGACGACTTCTGGGAGGAGTGATGGACACGAACGAGATATTGCGTCGGCTTCGGGCGATTGATGATGCCTGTGATGAGCTCGAGGCCATGCCGAAGATCGTGGTTTATGCGGTCAGCAATGGCGAGGAAGTTCAGGCCCTTTTCCGGGAACCAGCAGCAGCAGCGTCGATGCGGGACCTGATGGGTCGGAAATCGTATCGTGTCGATAAATGGCTCATCCCGGCGTGGGTTTTTGAGTTTGAGGGCTAATTCAGGAATTTCGGCAGTTGCCGGGAAAAACAGGAGTGGTGAATATGGCTGAGATGGATATGGTACCAGCAGAAGTACGACGGGAGTTCGTTCGTCGGTTGTTGGAGGAGGTCCGAGAAATGGGGGACGACGAGCTGGCGATGCTCTTGCTTCACGGCATGGACGACTCGGAGGTTCGTGCGCGAGTGGATGACATCGTGAAGGGGTATGTCAGCCGCGAGTTGACGTGTCAGTGATGCACCTGTGGACCTCTACGCTCTGCCTAGACGGGGCCGCACTCTGCCTAGACGGCTGGTTGTATGGGGGCGACGTTGGGGTCTTTAACTTAGCCCCGGGGCATAGGGCCATACGTATGCGCGGCCGCGTTGCCCTAGGGCCCTAACCCTCTGGCACTGCATAGACGGGGCCCTACTCTACACAGGCGGTGCCGCACCCCCATAGGTCAAGGGTCTTGTCCTATCGCCCCCTACCACAATCGGCCGCCGCTGTCAACCCCAACCAATGCAGAACAGAAAACTAATCCGCAATGGCACCCGCAACTGGAAAATCCATCTTGCCTATTGACAATGGCGACCAACTTGTATATGGGCGCGCCGGCGCTCGCGCCTATCCGATTTCAGGCCCGATGTCAACCCGATACAAGAAAGAAAATTATTCCGCATTCGGACCTATTGACAACCTCGACCGCCCTTGTTATATTCATTCCGTTAACGCAATCCCGCGTTAGGTGATAAAAGGAAAACACCGATGACCAACACCAACACCGCCACCGCCACCGCCACCGCCGCCGCCGCCGCCGCCGCCGCCGCCGCCGCCGCCGCCGAAGGCGTCACCGTCAAGAAGTTCACCGCAGGACGTGCTCGCGGCGTCAACAAGCGCACCGCCCCTCAGACCGTCGCCAAGGTCACACGCGGGCAGAAGGCAATGGGCATGGTGAATGCGCCCAAGAAGGGCAAGCCCGTCGATGCGTCCACCGCCAAGGGCAAGGCGTCGACCAAGGTCGCTGCCAAGGCGAAGGACAAGGCGCCTGCCAAGGGCAAGGCAACGTCGGGCGCCACGTTCACGTCCGTTGACATTGCCAAAGAGCATGGCATCAACGCCAAGACGTTGCGCGCTCGCATTCGCCGCAACATTGACAAGTGGGCGCCGCTGTTCAAGGACGGCGAACGGCATGTGTTCCCCGACAACGCCGCCACCCGCAAGGCCGTCGCCGCGCTGCTCGCCGACTGACCGCAATGCACCACGATGGGCGCGGCACCCGCCGCGTCCGTTTCATCGCCGCCTCGCCCAACCCATGGGCGGGGTGGTTTTTTTATGGAGATGGGCATGGGCGGCGGACTGGTACCGTTCCACTCTGCCAAGGTTTTGGCTCTGTAGCTTCTCTTTATTGAGAGAACTGGTGTTGCACCCACTCATCCACTCACTTACAATCGACCGGTCACAACTAGGAGAACTGCGTCGATGAGGACTAACTGGGGTATCAACGAACTCGGGCTCCCACATATCCAAGAGCTTGTGAGGCACGACCGGATCAAAATTGCGGTTGCTGCCTGGGCGTATGAGCACAACTACCGACCAATCATGTCGGACCAAGAATACGACGAACTCTCCAAGCGAGTCGACAAGCAAAGAAACATCGCAACGGGAAATCACCGCCTCGACCGGTTCTTCCAACGGCACTTCGACGCAAGCACTGGCCTGTGGGTGCATAAGCATCCCAACAAAGCTGGGCTCGAAAACATATATGCGCGCTTCTATTATCCCGCGCTATACCGCAAGGAAATCCGACGACGGAAGCGCCGAAACCGTTGACAAACTCCCTCCCACTACTTATCATGGCTCCCATCCACCAAATGGGGGCCATTTTCTATGGACACTGCAGCCTCAGTTAAGCATTACACCCCGGAGCAGTTCGTCAGAGCTGACTTCCTAGGACCGGATGGCAAGCCGGCAAGAGTCCGCCGCCACATCCGTTCCGCTATCGTGCACTTCGATGATGGCAAATCCTACCACCTGCCGCGGCATGAGCTGAACAAGCTGCCGGGCTTTAATCTGGAGCCGCATCATGCCCCGAAGAGATAAGAAACTCATCAACGACCCCCTAGCTCCCACCTACCACACGATCAAACTGCCGAGCGGCAAACGCCTCAGACTGAAGCGCAAGAAAGCCTACGATAAGGGCCGCTTCGACACCGAGATGCGCGAGCAATACCTCGCCCTGATCCGTGAAGGCGTGACGAACAAGGACGCTGCAGCAGCATGCGGCTGTGGAACCAAGTACTTCCAGCGACGCCGCAAGGAGGACCCCGAGTTCGAACAGGCCTACCAAGAAGCTCGAGCAGATGGCGATGACGTAATCCGAGCCGAAATCCACCGGCGAGCCGTCGAAGGCGTAAGGCGAGCGATCTATCACGACGGCAAAGTCGTCGGATACAAGCAGGAGTACAGCGACCAGCTGCTGATGTTCCTTGCCAAGGCTCGTATGCCCCAGGAGTTCGGCGATAGGCAGACAGTCGATCATGTCCACAAGTTCGAAGGTGCTGCCGAACAACTGGTCGACAAGATATCCCGAATGCTTGGTGTCCAACCTCCAGCACTGCCCCCTCGCAACCCCGCCGTGATAGACGCCGAGTACGAGGACATCACCAATGAACGCTCTCGCTAACTTTAACCTGCACGACCTCAAGCAACGGGTGCCGCCCGAGAAGCTGATCAAGCTGTTCCAATCGCTCACGAACGAGGAAGCGATCCTGCTGCAGTATCAATGGTCCTTTTGGGCACGTCCTCAGCAGCTGCCTCCGCCAATCAGCAAGGATAACCCTTGGCTGACGTGGCTGATCCTCGCAGGACGTGGCTTCGGCAAGACACGCTCAGGCGCCGAGTGGGTGCGTCATCTGGTCGAGCATCACAACTATCGCCGCATTGCGCTCGTCGCTGAAGACGCCGGCGACGCTCGAGACGTTATGGTCGAAGGCGAAAGCGGCATCATGTCGGTCTGCCCACCCTGGAATAGACCCACCTACGAGCCGTCGAAGAAGCGCTTGACGTGGCCGAATGGGGCCAGGGCTACCATCTACTCAGCCGATGATCCTGAGGCGCTCCGTGGCCCGCAGCATGACGCCGCATGGCTGGATGAGTTGTGCAAGTGGCGCTATCAGCAGGAGACGTGGGATCAGCTGCAGTTCGGTCTGCGCCTCGGCAAGCGCCCGGTGCAGTGCATCACGACGACGCCGAAGCCGACTAAGCTGCTGAAGGAGATCATCGCCCGCAAATCCACGATTATCACCAAAGGCCACACCTACGACAACCTCGACAACCTTGCCGAGACGTTCCGCGAGGCTATTGTGGCTAGGTACGAAGGTACCAGGCTCGGTCGACAGGAGCTCAACGCCGAAATCCTCGACGATAACCCGAACGCCCTGTTCCATCAGCCGCTGATCGAGGCCGCTCGCAAGAAGAAGGGCGAAGTGCCTGAAGACCTGCACATGACTGTTGTAGCTGTGGACCCACCCACGACTGGCAACGAAAAAAGTGATGAGTGCGGTATCATCGTCGCAAGTCGAGATATTCCCAACACCAACCACGCTCACTTCTACATCCATCAAGATGGTTCGATGCAAGGACGCTCGCCTGAGAAGTGGGCAGCCGCTGCAGTCAGCCTCTATTACAAGTATCAGGCCAATGCCATCGTCGCCGAGGTCAACCAAGGTGGCGATATGGTCGAGAGCGTCATCAAAAACGTCGATCCCACAGTCAAGGTCATCAAGGTCAGAGCATCCAAAGGCAAGTGGATCAGGGCTGAGCCTATCGCCGGCTTGTATGAGCAAGGCAGGGTCCATCACGTCGGCAACTTCAGCACCCTTGAAGATCAGATGTGCGACTTTGATCCATCCGGTATGATCGAGGGCAAATCGCCCGACAGGTTGGACGCACTGGTGTGGGCATTGGCAGAGCTCAGCAACCGCAAGCAAGCCGAGCCGCGCATCCGGTTGCTCTAACCATACGTTACGCACGTAACATAAGCCACAATTCAGTTGACGGCCGCTAGTGCCGCATGGTATGTTGGCACAATCCCTACCTTCAGGAGACCTGCAAATGCAGAGGATGTCGGGCAAGGCCTCCAAGGCCGGAAAAGCAATCTACCTACAGACGATGGGACGTCCGACGTGGACTCCTCGTGACTACGAGAAGCTCGCTAGAGAGAGCTACATGATGAACGCGGTCTCGTACCGATGCGTTCGTCTTGTGGCAGAAGCGGCAGCTTCGATGCCTTTCCTTGTGCGCGAAGGCGACAAGGAGCTGACCGATCATCCATTCCTGAAGCTGATAAAGCGGCCCAACCCTTTCCAGTCACGTCACGAGTTTCTAGTCGCCGTCTACTCCTACATGCAGCTAGCCGGTCAGGCCTACATTGAACCGGTCATCCTCGACAACGAGATCCGCGAACTGTTCAACCTGCGCCCTGATCGCATAAAGATCACGGTCGGACCGAAAGGCTATCCCGTCAAGTACACCTATACGGTTGGTGGCCATGAGGTGCACTATCCCGTCACTGGCGGACCGGGCGACCAGCTTCCGATCCTGCATATCAAGGAATTTCACCCTATCGACGATCAGTATGGCATGTCTCCTGTGGAAGCAGCTGCCTACTCGATTGACGTCCACAACCAGTCCAACGTCTTCAGCAAAGCGCTACTCGACAATCAAGCACGACCGTCGGGGGCCCTGGTCTATAGTGGCGGTGAGTCCGGGACCGAAGCGCTGTCGGATGAACAGTTCGCCCGGCTGAAGTCGGAGCTGGAGGAAAAGTACATGGGGGCTAAGAATGCGGGCAGGCCCCTGTTGCTTGATGGGGGCTTGGACTGGAAGGAGATGTCCCTCGCCCCGAAGGATATGGAGTACAGTGAAGCGAAGCAGCAATCCGCTCGCGACATTGCGCTCTCCTTCGGGGTTCCTCCACAACTCCTTGGTATCCCCGGCGATAACACCTACACCAACTACTCTCAGGCGGTGCGGGCGTTGTATCGTCAGACAGTCATCCCACTCGTCAACCACGTCTGTGCTGACATGACCAACTTCTTCGCTCCCACCTACGGCGAGGACTTCGAGGTCATCACTGATCTGGACTCGCTCGAGGCGTTGGCTGACGAACGTGCTGAACTGTGGAAGCGGGTCAACGATGCCAAGTTCATCACGATTGATGAGAAGCGGGCGGCAACTGGCTATGAAGCCTACAGGGAAGGCGAAGGCATCGGCGCCAAGATCTATGGTCCGCTCAATGAGATGCCACTTTCCGACGAGACGATAAAGAAGGCCGATCCAAACGCGGGTAGGGAGCCTAATTCTGACGATCCCACTGATGACGCGAACGAGGACGAATAATCATGCGCGCTTCGGGCGTTTTTTCGAGCCAGCAGCTGAGTGCGTATGAACAACGCATGATGATTAGCGTTTATCGCGCAAATGTCGCGCTGGCTCGTGAAATCGACGCTCGCTGGGCACCCGATGCGTTCCCGATCATCGCTGAATTGCTTGTCAGGTGGCGAAACACAATTAGCGACCTGATCCTTCGCTTTAACGAGGTAATTATCCGCGACAGTGCGGGTTTCATGTTTCAGTTCGTCGGGCAGAAGAATCAACAGCTTGAGTTCCTGCTCAATTTCATCCGTCCCGAATTGCGTCGATATAGTAATCGCACAGCAGCCGTGATTGAAGGCTATCTTCGTGACCGCATCGCCAAAGAACTGGCGTCCGGAAAGACACAGAAGGAAGTGCGGGAGTCCATTGACCGCATCCTTAAATCTCGTGGGTATGCACGACGCATTGCCCACACTGAAGCTCACACCGCTCTTGAGCGTGGTATGTGGGAGGCCGCGAACTCACTGGGAGCTCGCATGACTAAGGAGTGGGTTTCAAGGGAAGACATACTAGTGCGTCCTGCCCATGCCGCGGCACATGGTCAGATTGTCTTCATAAATCAATCTTTCCTGGTAGGGGGTGAGTCATTGATGTTTCCTGGTGACCCATCCGCATCAGCGCGCAATCGCGTGAATTGCCGCTGTACTTCCAACTATAGGCTCGACTAAGGGGGTACAATGTCACTAACGCCGGAAGAGAAGGAAGAGATCAGAAGCTTGGTCAAGGTCGCCACGAAGGAGACCATCGATGAGACGTTCCGTGTGCTTGGTGTGGACCCATCAAACTTCGATCATGTCAAAGAGTTTCGTGAAAACCACAACTGGACATCACGCTACCGCAAAATGGCGGAACGGCTGGGTTCGCACATTATCATTGCTATTACCACCATAGTGACCGGTGGTATTATCACCGCAATTTGGGCCTACGTCACCCGGAGGTAGTTTCAAGTTGCCATACCCACGCTATCGGTATATAATCGACCCGTGAAAGGAAACCGCTCATGACCACGAACACGGAAAAGAAGTTCGTCCCTCTCGACCTTAAAGGGGTGTCGGACTCAGGCGAGTTCGAGGGATACGCTTCGAAGTTCGGTGACCGCGATCAAGGCGGTGACACGGTCGTTAGGGGCGCCTTCACGAACTCGCTTCGCCGCAGGGGCCCGAAAGGCATCAAGATGCTGTGGCAGCATGATCCCTCCTACCCGATAGGCCTGTGGGAGAAGATCGAAGAAGATGCTAAGGGACTCTACGTCAAGGGCCGACTGCTTACGTCGGTGCAGAAGGCGAGGGAGACCTACGAACTCATGAAGGCCGGCATTATTGACGGTCTTTCTATCGGCTACCGGACGATCAGGGCAACCCGTGACGACCAGACGGGTTTCCGCGATCTGAAGGAAGTCGACCTGTGGGAAATCTCACTTGTCACCTTCCCGATGCTGACCTCGGCCACGGTCACGTCAGTCAAGGGCGATTGGAGCAAGCGTGAGGTCGAGCGTGTACTGCGAGACGCAGGCATGCCGAATGCGATGGCCGTCAAGCTTATCGCAGGTGGCTGGAATGCTGCCAACACTTCCGGCGGACAGAGCGACTCTGACGACGGGTTCACCGATCTGGCGGAACAGCTCCGTCAGATAAACGAAACTCTTCAAAGGAGACTGTGACATGCGAGACTTCGGTCACAACCTTCCGCTCGGCCTCGAACGCAAGGATGCCGGCGGCGACGACAAGAATACCTCTGAGAGCAAGAAGGCTGATACGGCCGAAATCAAGAGCCTGCTCGACACCCACTCCAAGACTCTCAAGGAGTTCATGGACAAGGTCGACCAGGAAATCGGCCAGATGAAGAAGTCCATCGACGGCAAGACCGCCGATGTCATCACCAAGGAAGAGGTCAAAAGGCTCAACGATGCTCTCGACGAGCAGAAGAAGTTGGTTGAAAGCCTCCGCCTCGAGAACCAGCGGCCGTTCCTTACGCAGCCCGACGGCACCAAGGCTCAGATGACCGAGGAGCAGCTCGAGCACAAGAAGGCCTTCAATGACTGGTTCCGCAAAGGCCGTGGCGAAGACATCCTCCGCGAGCTCGAGGCTAAGACGCTGAGTGTCGGCTCCGATCCCGACGGCGGCTACACGGTTCCGGTCCAGACGGAAGCGACAATCGACCGTATCATCACGGAAATCTCGCCGGTTCGTTCCATCGCCCGTGTGGTCTCGGTCTCGACGGCTTCCTACAAGAAGCGTGTTACGACCAGCGGCGCCAGCTCCGGCTGGGTGGGTGAACAGACCTCGCGTCCGAACACCGACACGCCCAAGCTGGATGAACTCGAATACCCGGTGATGGAGCTCTATGCCAATCCGGCAGCAACGCAGTCGCTTCTTGATGACTCCGCCATCAACATCGACCAGTGGCTGGCCGACGAAGTGGGCATCGAGTTCGCGCAGCAGGAAGGCGCCGCCTTCGTCAACGGCAACGGTGCTGCCAAGCCGCGTGGCTTCCTGTCCTATACCACTGTCGATAACGACAATTGGGAATGGGGCAAGATCGGCTACGTTGCAACGGGTGTATCGGGTGACTGGGCCGACAGCTCTTCCGATCCCGGCGCCGAGGAAGACAACCTGGTCGACCTCGTCTACTCGCTGAAGGCTGCGTTCCGCCCGAATGCCCGGTTCGTAATGAACCGCAAGACAGTCGGCGCTGTCCGGAAGCTGCGTGATGCGGATGGTCGTTCGTTCTGGTCCTCGGGCCTGCGCGACGGCGAGCCGGATCGTATCCTCGGCTACCCGATCACCGAAATGGAGGACATGCCTGACATCGGTACGGACAAATACGCTATCGCCTTCGGCGACTTCCGCCGTGGTTACATCATCGTTGACCGCATCGGCATCCGGGTCCTTCGCGATCCGTACTCCTCGAAGCCCTACATCCAGTTCTACACCACGAAGCGTGTGGGCGGAGGCATCGGCCACTACGACGCGATCAAGCTGCTGAAGTTCGGCACGTCCTGATCCACCGGGTGAGGCCTCAGGGCCTCTCCTTCCATCTTGAAACTTCGTTCAACCAAGGAGATACGCTATGAAGCGAGATCTTATGAACAACATCCACCCGGTGGTCGCAATTGCTCCCGTGGTAGTCAGCGATACCACGAGCCAGGTGTCCTCGGCCATCGACGTTCGGCACTACAAGTCGGTTACCTTCGTCATCATGGCGGGAACTCTGGCAGCGACTGCTGGGAGCTTCAAAGTGACGGTCAAGGAAGGTTCGACCTCTGTCCAGGCCAATCACACTGAGGTGGCGGACAAGGACCTGATCGGGACCGAGGCGCTGGCCTCCTTCGACCAGTCCGCTGATGGCAAGTGCTTCAAGATCGGCTACAAGGGCGACCAGGACTACGTGTCCATCGAGATTGACATTACTGACAACAATGATTCGGCGCCGCTGGCAGTTTTGTGCATCCTCGAGCCCTACGAACGTCCTGCTGCTAATCCGCCGGCGTAACCCCTCGTTCGCCGACGGTGCGGGGGCTAGCATATCCTCCTCCCGGTGCTAGCCCCCAACCCCTTCAACAAGGAACTGTGCCATGATAGTCTCGAATAAAAGAACTACCGATCCCGCGGTCGAGCCCGTGACTGTCGCCGAGATGGACCAGTTCCTGCGAGGCGACAATGTGATTGAGTCTGTTGATGGCACTCTCGTTGAGAGCCTGATCGTTGCTGCCCGTGAGTATGTGGAAGAGTTCACCCGCCGCGCACTCATCACCCAGACCTGGACGATGTATATGGATCGCTGGCCGCAGACGCAGGATCCGCTGGGATGGTGGGACGGCGTTCGCGAAGGTTCCATCAGTTCGGGAGATGCGCGTTCACTCACACTCCCTATTGGTCCACTTCAGTCGGTTACGTCAATCAAGACGTTCGATCAGGACAACAATGAGACTCTGTTCCCAGATACCAACTACTTCCTAAACACCACAGCCACTCCCGGCGAGGTCATCCTTAATACTGGCGTTGTGTGGCCTACGTTCACCCGCAATCGGATGGGTATTGAGGTGGTCTATGTTGCGGGCTATGGTGATGCAGCAACCGATGTCCCATCGCCGTTGCGTATGGCAATTAAGCAGCTCGTCACTCACTGGTACGAGGACCGTGAGTTCACTAAAACCCAATCGGATCAGAACCAGGCTATTGCACCTTTGCATGTCCAGTCGATCCTTAACCGCTACAAGGTGCACCGGCTATGAGGTTCAACCGTCTCTTCGACATCGGCAAGCTTCGCCACCGTGTTTCCATCTACGCTGTCACCCGAAAGGATGACGGCGCTGGTGGCTTTGAACGGCAGGACCCGAGCGGTGCAACGAAGATCAACGACTACTGGGCGAATATTGAGCCAGTAAGTGCGAAGGAACGTCAGTGGGGAGAACAATTCACCGAGCTGACAACACACAAGTGCTGGCTCCGATATAACCCGTTGGTGACAGAGGGGATGATCCTGCGCTTTCGCAATGTCGACTACTATGTCGAGCAGGCGTATGATCCCGACAACCGGCAGGAGTGGCTGCTCCTCACGCTCCGTGAAGGAGGACCCATGTAATGCCTGCACTGACTGTCCGCGTTCGGAACCTCTCTTCGCTTCAGGCCAAGGTCAAGCGATTGGATTGGGGCATCCAGGCATCGGTCGTTGTCGCATTGCGAGGCATCGCCGGTCCGCTGGAGGAAGATGTAAAGAACAGCATCCTGACTGGGTTAAAGACTGGACGACTTGTTCGTCGATACAACCCTTTCCGCATCCATCGTGCCTCGGCACCTGGGCAGGCCCCCGCGAATGATCTAGGCATGCTGGTAGCGTCCATCGAAGCGGATGTTGATCCTCATCAGTTCAACCTCACGCTCAGCGCCGGTGCACCTTACGCCCGTGAGCTCGAGTATGGCACACGCAACATGCTGCCGCGGCCATTCCTGCGACCAGCACTCACTCGTTGGAGAGAGCGTATCATCAACGCTATCCACGACGCGATCAAGGGAGGTCTGTCGTGACTGATGCCGCACTCCAGCTGCAGACTGCCCACATTGAGGCGTTCAAGGCTGACGCAACACTCGGAACCCTTGTGGGGGATCGTATCTTCGACTACGTCCCCCGCAAGACTGAATACCCGTATATCGTCTACCATATCACGGATAGTGATGAATGGGACACTACGACCGATAACGGAGAAGAACATGCCGTCTACATCCACGTGTTTGATGACGCGGAAGGATCAAAGAGGGCTCGCCAGATCATGCAGCGTGTCTATGACATGCTCCATGATGTCACGACCTACTCCCTGGCAAATCACAACCTGGTCAACTGCCGGCGCGTGATGCGTACCATGGAAAGGGAAGGACAACTTTACCACGGCATCGGGCTATTCCGTGCCATAACAGAGGAGACTTAAGATATGGCTGCGCAAAAGGGTAGCGATATTCTCATCAAGGTGGACAGCGACGGTCTTGGCACCTTTGTGACTATCGGCGGGATGCGCTCGAAGTCCATCTCGTTTAACGCAGAAACGGTCGACGTGTCGGACTCCGACTCTGTCAACAAGTGGCGCGAGCTGCTTGAAGGCGCGGGTCTGAAGTCGGCGACGATCACCGGCTCCGGCGTCTTCAAGGATAGTGCCGGCGAGGAAGACGTTCGCGGCTACTTCTTCACGGGTGCCATCGAGGAATACCAGTTCATCGTCCCCGATTTCGGGACTGTGGAAGGGCTGTTCCAGGTTACCTCGCTCGACTATGCTGGCGAACACAACGGTGAGGCGACGTACTCCATGACTTTCGAGTCCGCTGGCGAACTGACCTGGACCGCAGCATAACGGAGGGCCTGTCCTATGGCAGAACTTACACTACAGAGCATCGTGGCAGCGGGTATCAAACCCACCTATGACGCGGTGAACGCTTCAGATACCGCGATCCTGAACCAGGCTCAGCGGAATTTTCTGCACGTCAAGAACGGGGGTGGTAGCTCAATCAACGTTACCATCACCGCTCAGAAGACTTCGGCCCGTGTGCCGGGCGTCGGCGTTGTCACTATCAACAATTTGGTTGTGGCAGTACCCGCTGGCGAGGAGCGTATGATTGGGCCGATCACCGAGGCGTATCTCGACACTGATGGTGAGGTTACTATCAGCTACTCGGATACCACGTCCGTTACTGCCGGCATCTTCTCGCTGCCCGCGGCGTATTAACTGCAACCTGGTCACTCAAGGAGGATAGACCTATGACCAAAGCTGCAAACCGTCAACGAGGGGAAGTCAAGATCATTGGTCCCGGGGGTGAAGAGTTCAAGCTCTGCCTCACTCTCGGGGCCATCGCTCAGATCGAGGAGGAGCTCGGCGTAGAGAGCCTTACCGAGATTGACACCGTAATGGGCAAAGCCCGCATGAAGGATGTCCTCACGATTTTCATCGCCCTGCTCCATGGTGGTGGCCACGAAGAAGTGACCCGCAAGGACATGATGAAGTGGGACGTTACGATCAAGGAGCTCATGGAAAGCATCCGTGAGACCTTCAAGGCTGCCGGCTTCGACAGTGAAGAGGACGAGGACAAAGAAGGAGAGACCCAACCGGGAAACTGAAACGCGGCCGGACTCCATGGGAATTTTGGATGAAGGTTGCTTTTGGGCACATGCGCTTTTCCTCGGATACCTTCTGGTCGTTTAGCTTGCGTGAATGGCAAGCCGCCCTGAAGGGATACATTCAGAAGGAGTATGGCGATCAAGTCCAACCCATGAGCCGGTCGCGGCTGCAACAAATGATGGAAAGGTACCCCGATGATCGGCCGTCTTATTGAAAGACTCTTTGTTCAGGTCCGCGCTGATCTCTCTTCACTTTCGGGCGAGCTGCAGCAGGGCGTGAGCACTACCGCGGCGGCCACCAATCAGATGGCGAAGCAGTGGGAGATAGTAAGCCGCGCCCTCGATGGCTACGAAGCTGATCTTCGTCAGGGTATTATCACCCAGTCCCAGTTTATGACGCAGACGAACAAGCTCATCTCCGACATGCGGGACGTAGGCATGTCCTACCGCCAGGCCCAAAAGGAGGTGTGGGGCTATGTCGCCGAACTGAGGAAGGCGCAGGCGGCTCAGGCCGTCGTCGCCGACCCCACTCCACTGCGAGCATTCACCCGTTCGGCGGGTCAGGCTCGTATGCAGATGATGAACCTCGGCTACCAGCTGAATGACATTGGCATGACGCTTGCCACGGGCATGAACCCGATGACGGTCATGATCCAGCAGGGTTCACAGATCGCTCAAATCTATGCGGGTCAGGGCGGCGTCAGTCAAGCGTTCAAGGACCTCAGCCAATTGCTGCTCAGTCTCGGTAGGCGTCTGTGGCCGCTCGCTGCGATCGCGGCTGGCTTCGGTATGCTGCAGCGGGAGATCAACAAGACTTCCGAAACCCAGGTATCCTTTATGGATACCACGAAGGCGGTGTTCCAGGTTCTCGGTCGCTACATCTGGGAGTATATCGAGGGTCCAGTCAAGGGACTACAGCAGGCGTGGAATGCCGTGCTTGACTGGATAGCCGAGAACTTCAAGGTCTTTATGAACAACGTCATCCGTGGCGGCGTTCAGTTGGTGCGTATCCTCGGCGAGACTTGGGAGCTGCTACCTCATCTGTGGCATGACACCTGGACGCTCATCAAGAATACGACCATCGACGTGGTCGAGGCGATCATTAACTTCTTCAAGGTTGACTTTGTCAACGGCGTACTGTGGGCAGTTAACAGGGCTATCCAGACATTCGATTTCGGCTACAATGCAGTAAGGATCATTTGGGAGCAGTTTCCGGCGATCATGCGGCAGGCTATGGCTGGCGCCGTCAACTTCATCATTGATGGCGTCGAGAACATGGTCAATGTGGCTGTGGCTGGCATCAACAAGGTCATCGAAGGCCTGCAGGCTCTTATCAACTTCGTTGGCGCAGACAAGGCTTTTGAGCTATTTGGGTTCTCTGGCAATCTGCCCACACTGACTGAGGCCGACCTTGGGCAGTGGCGCATGGAGATGACCAATGCACTCGGCGACACTATGAGCCGTGTGGGTCAGCAGGCGGCGGAGTCGTTCAACAAGAGCTTCACCGATACTATCCAGGGTGAGGCGATTAGCCTTCAGGATCACAAAGGTGTTTACCGCAATGCGTTCGGTGAGCTCGGTCGTCGCATCGGCGAAATTATGGACGAAGCTCATGGCATGGATTTCATGGGTGACTTCTTCGATGACGTCCGGGCGCAGGCGATTGAGAACGCACTGGCTCGTGTGGCAAAGGGCACCGAGGATGTCGGCAAGGCAGCGAAGAAGGCTGCCAAAGAAGTCAAGACGCTGATGGAAACGCTCGATGAAGAGCTGACCAAGGCGGCAGAGAATTTGGCACAGGTGTTCGGCAATGCGTTCGAGCGTCTGGCCGAGACAGGGCGCTTCACATTCTCCGACTTTATCCAGGACCTGAATAGGCTCATCATCAAGTCCACGTCGGAGCTGCTTCAGGCCGAGCTTGCCAATATGTTCAAGACCCTCACGATGTCGAGGGGCGGCCTTGGCAGCTTCTTCTCCAACCTCTTCACCAACCTGTTTGGTGGAGGCGGCTTTAATGCCTTTGGCTTTCGTGCTCGAGGCGGCGTCGAAATGCCCTGGCGTAACTTCATCGCGGGTGAGGAAGGCGCCGAACTAATCACCCAGGATGGTCCTGCTGGTGCGCGACGTGTGATGACTGCCGGTCGCACACGTCACGTGCTGTCTGGCTCAGTTAGCGCAGCGCCTGTCATCAATATGTATGTGCAGACGCCTGACGTTAACAGCTTCCAGAAGTCACAGTCGCAGCTTGCATCACGCATGAGCATGTTCATGGCTCGAGGACGGAGAAACCAATAATGGCTTTTCACGAGGTACGTTTCCCAACCGACATTGCCTTTGGTTCCCGTGGCGGCCCAAAGCGTAAGACGATCATCGCCGTATCGGGCTCAGGTCATGAGCACCGCAACTCCCAATGGGCGGACTCGAAGCGAGAGTACAACGCGGGGTATGGCATCAAGAGCATTGATGACATCTATACCGTCGTAGAGTTCTTCGAAGAGCGCCGAGGCATGTTGCATGGGTTCCGCTGGAAGGACAAGTTCGATTGGAAGTCCTGCGCACCCAAGCAGACGCCGGCCTACTCAGACCAGGTGATCGGTGTCGGCGACGGTATCAAGACCGAGTTCCAGCTCGTTAAGACCTATGGGTCATCCTACGCGCCCTACACTCGAGATATTCGTAAGCCTGTGCTTAACACGGTGCTGATCGGCGTCAATGGCAGTCAGATGATGTCGGGCTGGTCGGTTGACTACACGACGGGCATCGTCACCTTCGACAGCCCGCCAGCCAATGGTCACGAAATTACCGCCGGCTTCGAGTTCGACGTGCCGGTGCGCTTCGATACCGACTATTTGCAAATCGACCTGTCCGGCTTCGAGGCGGGCAACGTCCCTGACATCCCTATTGTGGAGATCCGCGTATGAGAACCGATATTCCGGCAGACCTGCAAGCGCATCTCGAAACTCGTGAGACCACACTCGCCTGGTGCTGGAAGATCACTCGTCGGGATGGCACAACGCTTGGCTTCACCAACCATGATCGTGACCTGTCCTTCGATGGCGTCACCTATGAGGCTTCCACAGGGTTCCTTGGAACGGAGATCGAAAGTCAGCTCGGTATGGCTGTGGACAACATGGATGTCTACGGTGCTGTGGACTCAGTTCAAATCAAGGAGGAAGACCTGGAGGCCGGGCGGTATGACAATGCCGACATCGAAGTCTACCTGGTCAATTGGCAGGACGTGTCCCAACGGGTCATCATGAAGAAGGGTAACCTCGGTGAGGTTCGCCGAGGCAAGGTAATGTTTCAGACTGAAGTTCGAGGACTGTCCCACCAACTCCAGCAGGTCAAAGGCCGACTTTATAGCTATACCTGCGATGCTCTACTCGGCGATAGTCGATGCGCCAAAACGGGGTTGGACTCTCCCACTTTCACGGGCAACGGGACTGTGAACGGTGGCAATGGTTACTCCACCATAATCGCCAGCGGGCTTGACTCCTACGAAAGCAAATGGTTCACTCGAGGAAAACTGACTTTCACCTCAGGAGCCAACAATGGGATCGTCCGAGAAGTAAAGTCCCATTTCTTCGACAATGGCATTGTGTCCGTTAGCCTATGGGAACCGACACCCTTCAAGTTCGAGAATGGTGATACGTTCTCTATCCTTGCCGGCTGTGACAAGACGTTCAAAACCTGCAAGGCGAAGTTCGCCAATCAAGTTAACTTCCGGGGCTTTCCGCATATACCCGGAAGCAATACCGTGATACAATACGCCAACATAGGTGACCCTAACTTTGATGGTGGAGGAAACTTCTTTGGTAAAGACTGATGACATCATCACCATAGCAAGGTCTTGGAAGGGGACCCCTTACCATCACCAAGCTTCCGTAAAAGGGGTAGGGTGTGACTGTATCGGATTAGTTCGCGGGGTCTACCGCGAGCTTTATGGTGTCGAGCCTCCCGAACTAATCAACTACTCAGCCGACTGGGGTGACAGCAACGGCAACGAGGAAATGGTGATGGCAGCCTATCGCTACCTCGAGCCAGTGTCGCTCGACGCGATGCAACCGGGTGACGTGATCCTAGTACGCTGGACCAAGGAACGTGTGGCCAAGCACTGTATGATCCTAACGGGAAAGGATCGTGCTATCCACGCATACAACAAAGCTCCTGTAACCGAAATTCATTTGTCAGAATGGTGGAGACGTCGCATAGTCTATGTCTTCCGGTTTCCAGAGGAGGTGAAATAAAATGGCCGGTCTTATTCTCGCAGGTGTCGGTGCTGCTATTGGCGGTGCAATCGGCGGAACCTTCCTCGGGATCAGCTCAGTAGTCATTGGTCAAGCCATTGGCGCTGTCATCGGTAGTGCGATTGACAGTTACCTGTTTGCTCCGACCCTCAAGACATCACAGGAGGGACCGAGGCTTCAAGAAGCCAACGTCATGACCTCGGTCGAGGGTACTAACATCGTGAGAGGTTATGGGAGGTTTAAGGTTGCGGGCAACGTGATCTGGGCCTCGCGACTTCGTGAGGAGGTGGTAAAGGAGACTACCAAGCAAGGCGGCAAGGGTGGCGGAGGAGGCGTCGAGGTCACGACCACCACCTATAACTATTATGCCAACTTCGCTGTCGGTCTGTGCGAAGGGGAAATCCTCAATGTCCACCGAGTATGGGCTGATGGCAAGCTCCTCGATCTTAGCGAATATACCTACCGCATCTACAAGGGAACTGAAACCCAGAACCCGGACTCCTTGATTGAAACCAAGGAAGGTGAGGGTAATGTTCCCGGTTATAGGGGACTGGCTTATATAGTCTTCGAAGACATGCAGATTAACAAGTTTGGTAATCGCATACCGCAAATGGCTTTCGAAGTAACTCGACCGATCCGTCGAGCTGACAACCTGGCTGTGGGTGACCTCATTACGGGTGTAGACCTGATCCCGGGAGCTACTGAGTTTGGCTATGACCCCGAAAAGGTGGAACAGGTTATTTATGGCAATGATCCCAATAATCCGTTCTCCGGTCTCTTTCCGTTCATCCTCGAGGATAAGAGGAACATTGTCGAACGCCGGGTGGAGAATACCCACAGCAGTGACGGTCGATCTGACTGGAATCATGCGCTCGATCAGATGCAAGCGAACCTCCCTAATTGCAACATGGTAGCTCTGGTGGTCACATGGTTCGGTGATGACTTGAGGATCGGTAATTGCACCATTCGTCCCAAGGTTGAGAATGATACGAAGATCACGGACCCCTACAGCTGGAGTGTTGCGGGTATCAAAAGGACTGAGGCTGAAATCCTGTCCCAGATCGTTTACGAGAACGGCATCACAGGTCCTGCGTTCGGGGGTACCCCTAATGACCTATCCGTCTATAGGGCTATCAAAGACTTGAAGTCTCGGGGTTTCCAGGTGATGTTCTATCCCTTCATCATGATGGATATTCCCGCGGGGAACACGATACCCAATCCCTACAGCGATAATGCGGGAACCAATGGTCAGCCTGTGTATCCTTGGCGCGGTCGCATCACCTGCTCGCCTGCCGCTGGGTTCGCAGGCTCTGTGGATGGTACGGCGACTGCTGCCTCGCAGGTTGCATCATTCCTCGGCACTGCCGAGGCATCCGACTTCGGCGGCTCAGGCGGCAATGTGACCTACTCCGGTCCCAATGAGTGGTCCTATCGTAGGTTCATTCTTCACATGGCTGAGCTCTGCCGCCAGGCGGGTGGCGTTGATTACTTCTGCATCGGCTCTGAGATGGTGGGTGCAACTAGCATCCGTGGTGCATCGAACTCCTTCCCATTCGTCACCGGCCTGATTGACCTTGCTGCCGAGGTCGCATCACTGCTGCCCTCTACTAAGCTAGGCTACGCTGCTGATTGGTCTGAGTATCACTCGTATCGTCCGTCTGATGGCAGCGGTGACGTGTTCTTTCATCTTGATCCGCTCTGGTCCGACAGCAACATCGACTTCATTGGGATCGACAACTACTTGCCTATCTCCGACTGGCGTGATGGTGACACACACCTTGACTACCTCGCGGGCTACGACTCCATATATGACCTCGACTATCTCAAGTCGAACATCGAAGGCGGCGAATACTACGACTGGTTCTATGCCTCGATGAGTGATCGGATCAATCAGATCCGGACGCCAATCACTGATAGCGCCTATGGTAAGCCGTGGGTGTATCGCAACAAGGACTTCCGCAACTGGTGGGAGAACCAACACTACAACCGTCCTGGTGGCGTCGAGGAAGCATCGCCGACATCGTGGGTACCTAAGAGCAAGCCGATCCTGTTCACCGAGTATGGTTGCCCGGCACTCAACAAGGCGACGAACCAGCCGAACGTGTTCTATGATCCAAAGTCGTCGGAAAGCTTCGTGCCTTACTTCAGCTCGGGCGGACGCGATGATGAAATCCAGCGCCAGTACATTCGGGCTATGGTTGAGTATTGGAATGATAACTCAAACAATCCATCCTCAGATTTGTATGACGGTCGAATGATCGACACGGCTCGTATGTGCTACTGGGCTTATGACGCTCGACCCTGGCCGACGTTCCCAGTTGATGGTCAGACATGGGGCGATCAGCCTAACTGGAGTTATGGTCACTGGATCAATGGCCGTATTGACACGGTCTACGTCCCCGACCTGCTGAACGAGTTGGCCGAGTATTACAACATCACCGCGAACTACGATTTCAGTCGAGCTTATGGCTCCTGTGATGGCTTCGTGGTTTCGGGCAAGACTTCCTTCCGTTCGACAGTGGAACCTTTGGCTACGCTGTTCATGTTCGACATCATCGAGTCCGGCGATACGCTCAAGGCTATCAGCCACCAGGAGGTTCAATCCCGAGCTACCGTAACACTCGATGATATTGCGGAGCCCCAGAGAGATGATGGTGAACCTGTCGTGCTCATCCGTGCGCAGGAGAGCGAGCTTCCTGTGGGAATGAGCCTCAAGTTCATTGACGTATTCAACGACTACGAAGTCGCGTCGGTATCCCAACGCCGAGAAGCTACTCAGGCGGAGTCTGAACCGGCATCCGAAGCTCCTATCGTTATGGACTTTGCTCGATCCCAGCAAATTGTGGATAGACTCCTGTATTCCGCATGGGCTCGTCGGACTACCGCGGAGTTCGGGTTGCTTCCTCAATACCTCGCCCTCGAGGCTGGCGATGTTGTCACCGTGGATGCCAGCGGGTTTAACCGACCCTTCAGGATTGAGTCCATCGCCGATGGTGCCTATCGACAAATTAGTGGTCGATCCTTTGACCTCGGTATCTTCCAACCCGGTGGTGGTTCTTCGAGAACTCAGGCCGGCAATCCCGAGCCTGTTGCTGCTGTTCCCATCGCAGTGTTCATGGACCTGCCGATGCTGACAAGCACTGCCGTTCCCTATCGACCCTATGTTGCTGCTTACCTTCGTCCTTTCCCGGGCGTCAACTTCTATCGCTCGATCAGTGACAGTAATTATGGTCTCGACACTACATTGCTTGGTCCTTCCGTAATCGGTGAGACTACCGACGTCTTTAACTCGGGTGTTACGGATGTGTGGGATCATACCAATGAGCTCAAGGTCAAGATCTTCTCCGGGGAGTTGGAGTCCCTGCCCGAGATCGACGTGCTCAACGGAAAGAACGCTATTGCCATCGAGAACAGTGATGGAGGCTGGGAGGTTCTTCAATTCGTTAATGCCGAGTTGACGGGAACCCGATCCTACACCTTGACTAAACTGCTCAGGGGTCAGTTGGGAACCGAGGACAACATGGAGGATAACCTACCCGCTGGGGCTCGCATCGTACTCCTGGAGTCCACAGTGCAGCAGCTCAACCTGGGAATAAACGACATCGGTCGAGAGTACTATTACCGCTATGGTCCCGCAAATCGTGACATCGGCCATGGTACCTATCAGACGGTTCAGAAGACCTTCACCGGTCGAGGACTTCGGCCTTACTCGCCTGTTCATGTCCGAGGCGTTGATGATGGCGCAGGCAACATCATTATCTCTTGGATCAGGCGCACTCGTATTAACGGCGACAGTTGGGACTACATCGATGACGTACCGCTCAATGAGGCCTTCGAACGGTACGAGGTGGACGTGCTTGATAGCAGTGATACTGTTGTCAGAACTCTGACCGTGACAGATGCCACCCAAGTAACGTATACTGCCGCACAGCAGGTCACTGATGGCATCAGCACTCCGTTCGATGTCATTGTCTATCAGATAAGCGATCAAGTGGGTCGCGGTATTGGAAGAAGGGCTACGATCAATGGCTAACACTAACCGACTTGTCCTCCCGCTTCTCTCGGCGGCACAGGCACAGAAGCACGTCACCGTCAACGAGGCGCTGAAGCTTCTCGACGCAATCGTCCAGGCGGGCGTGATCGACAAGGATTTGACCGCGCCTCCCAGCTCGCCCAACGATGGTGACATCTACATCGTGGCATCAGGAGGCACAGGTGACTGGCTCGGCCACGACGATGACATTGCAGTCTTTCAGGATGGCGGATGGGTTTTCATCACGCCTCAAACGGGCTGGGTTGTTTGGGTCGATGATGAGAGCGCCTTGAACATCTACAGCTCGGGAAGCTGGGGTGCCTTGACGCTAGCCAGTGGCGGCGCCGTCGGTATGCTCGGCATCAATGGTGCGACACCTGATAGCACCAATCGCCTGGCTATGAATAGCCCAGGTGCGCTGCTCAATCACGACGGCGGCAACATGGCAGTGACGGTCAATAAGGCTGCTGCAGGCGATGACGGCGGCTTCTACTTTCAGACTGGGTTCAGCACTCGAGCTGTGTTTGGACTCATGGGCAGCGACGACTGGTCTGTCCGTGTGTCGCCCGATGGTTCAACGTTCCACTCCGCCATCAACATTGACAGAAACACCGGCCACATTGGCTTGGGCGCTGCGGGCGATGCGAACAATCGCCTCGTCGTATCGGGCGAGAGCAGTCTGTTCACCAACTCGGGTGATCTGCGGTTCACGTTCTCAAAGGGGGCCGCAGGTAATGATGCTGCCTTGACCTTCCAAACTAACTTCTCAAGTCGTGCCTTGATCGGTCTGCTTGGAAGCGATGACTTTCAGTTCACTGTATCACCCGACGGCAACACCTACACCCAGGCTATCGTGATCGACAAGGACACGGCAGCTGTCGATCTTCCCCAGCACCCGAAATTCTCGGCGTATCTAAACTTCGGCCAGAACTACGCCGCTGGTGCTTGGCGGATACTGCAGTTCAACAACACTCGCCATAACGATCAATTAGCCTTTGCCTCCAACACTTTCACGGCACCCCATGATGGCTACTATATGTTTGGCGCGGGTGCCACTTTCGAGACGCCGGGCACCATTCCGACGAAGATGCAAATCGGCTTCAGTGTCAACGGAGCTGACCCAACTCCTGATACCATTGGGACCACAGGAGATGCCCCTATCACGACACTTGAAACGCATGTCAACACGACTGCCCTCTTGAAGCTGTCTGCCGGCGACACGGTGAACGCCGTGATTTTCTTTACCACCAATGATGGTCGAGTTCTCGCCGATGAGAACTATTTTTGGGGCTACCAGGTCCCGTAACCCGGAGGACTACCGATGACTATCTCGAACTTCGACATCCAGCGCATGCTTGCCGCAGCGGGCTATTACAAGGGCGACATCGACGGAGACATCGGTCCGAAGACCATGGCGGGTATCAACATCCTGCTCGAAGGTCGCCAGGTCGATCTGCCGAAGGGCTACGAGAAGTGGTCCAAGCAGCGTAAGGCTGTTGCGGCGCTTCAGCTGATCCTCAAGTATGCCGGCTACCCTGAGGTCGGTCCCATCGACGGCTATGCCGGCATGATGACTGAGTACGCCTACGGGCAGTACGAGTTCTTCCGCCTTCATGGTCATCACCCCGACACCGACTGGCGTCCCGACGAAGAGAAGGAACGCCAGCCTACCTTCGACTTCGATCCTGTGGAGAAGAACAACTGGCCGCTTCAGCGTGACATGGCCAAGCGCTTTGGCGTTGCCGGAGGTCCACAGTGCACTAGGGGCAAAGTTGAACTTCCTTTCGAGATGCGTATCGCGTGGAACAAGTCCCAGAAGATCAAGACCTTCAGCTGCCACGAACTTGTTGCTGACAGCGCGACCCGTGTCTATCGTCGCATTGCATCCGCCTATTCGCCCGAGGACATTCGCAAGCATGGCTTCGATCTGTTCGGCGGCTGCTATAACTACCGAGTCAAGCGCGGGGGCTCGACGCTCTCAACGCATGCCTACGGTATTGCCATCGACCATGATCCCGAGCGCAACCAGCTCAAGTGGGGTCGTGATCGTGCCCACCTCGCGCACCCCGACTGTGTGGAGTTCTTCCGTTGCTGGGAGGCCGAGGGATGGCTGTCGCTTGGTCGTCACTCGAACTTTGACTGGATGCACGTCCAGGCGGCCAGACTTTAAGCCATCGACTTCCGCGGCGTTATCCTTATGATGGCGCCGTTAACCTCAACTGAAGGAGACTATTATGAACAGCAATCTGTTCCACAACATCCTGAACGTGTTGATTGCGGTCACCGCTGCTCTCACCGCGTTCCTGCTGGCAACGGGATGCACGACGCTCCCGACCGGGACGCTCGAATGCTCGGAGTCCTGGATCAACCCGACCTGGTCGACCATCGCAATCACTGTGATGGGCGTGGCGAAGAGCCTCGTCAACATCGCTCGTGACGGGTTCGGTGGCCTGGTCAAGCGTCAGCCTCCTGTGGAGTAATCGGCAATGTCGTGGCTTTCGCTTATCTCCAACCTGGTCAAGCTGACCATCTGGCTGATCGACTATATCGAGCGTCAGAAGCTTATCAGTGAGGGGGAAGCGAAAGCCCTTCGCCGACTACAGGAGGATACCGATGCTCGGCTCAAAGCTGTGGCAGACGCTCGCAGTCGTGTCGGCAACGCTGACGCTGACAGCTTGCGTGACGACGATGGGCACAGGCGAGACTGATCAGGCTATCGAGGATGACGCCCTCAAGGTCTGTGACGCCTGGCTCCCAATCTCATGGTCCACACGGGATACTGACCAAACAATCCGTGAGGCCAAAGCCAACAACGCAGCTCGTACCGCATACGGCTGCCCCAACTGAAAGGACTACCCCAGTGAAGACCTATGAGCAAATCGAAAAGGTCATCCGTGAAGCCGTCGAAGCCAACCTGGAAGAGGGCAAGGCAACAGCGAAGACGATCACCGCGGCATGTGCCGCCGTTCAGGAGAAGGCCACCGCAAAGTTCGGTCCTGGTGTCTATGTGACGGGAAAGCTCAACGCGGATGAGCAGTGCGTCATCATCTACTACAAGCGCCCGTCGATCCGTCAGCGCCGCCTGACGTTTGCTGTTCCTGCGTTGGTCGATAAGCCCAAGCACGATCCTGATGCGCCTAGCCAGGCTGAGCTGCGCCGGCGTCAGCGCAGGGTGAATGCACAACACGACGACGACAGCGATCCTGGCTCGCCTCAGGACAAGCGCACACGCCTCGAAATCATGCTCGACATCGCTGATACGCTGAACGAGGATCAGTTCACCGGCGACGGGCGTCCGCATGTCGATGCGCTCAATGATGGACTGGCTGAAGGTGCTAAGCCGTTCACGGCTGCTGAGCGTGATGCTCTGTGGGCAGAACGTTCTGCCGTTTGACCCGTCTGAGCTCACTAAAAAGCCCGGAGCGCGATCATGCGTCCCGGGCCTTATAGTAGCTGAGGCAGTGCAGCGTTCGATCAGGCGGCCTTCTTGCCCTTGCTGGCCTTCCCCTTGACTTTCGCGGGCTTAGCTTCGGCTTCTTCCTTCTTCGGAGCAGCGACGCGCTTAGCCGAGCGTTCCTTCATCGCCTTGACGACCGTGTCGAAGTCCTTCTGCGAATTCCAGCCGTACTTGTTGCCGAACTCCTTTTCGACGCCGAGCTCGCGGAGGGCAACACGGACCGAGGCGGGCTGGAGTCCGGTCGCTTCGACCAAGTCGTTGACCGTGAACTTGGGCTCGTCGGCAGCGGCCTTGGTTTCCTTGACGTCTTCCTTCGGCGCCGCGGTGTTCTTCTTGACCATTGTGGTATTCCTTTTTTCAGGTGTTTCAGGGTCAGCTCGGTATTGAGCTTTTTCACTATTACGAGATCGAACAGGTCTTCGTCAACAGTTTCTTTCGAGCATAAGACAAAAAACTCTGGCGGCCGTTTTTTCGTTCGACTGTTCAAGCGCGCCTTCGCCTGGTCCCAATCACGGTATGAATGCGACATTGAATAGACGATGGCGTTATTGGCTTTCCACAGGTCAACACCGACGCCTCCCGTCTTCGTCTGGACTACAGCGACATCATACTGAGCCCTTTGGAAGTCTCGCCAAATCTGCGGACGCAGCTTCTTCTTAGTCGAACCGTTGACCTGAACGACATCATAGCCTTCGGCTACCAGTGTTTTATAGACAAGATCATTGTCGGGACGGAACGCAGTGAAGATGACGATGGGCTTGCTCAGTCGATCAACCAGACGCAGCGTTTCCTTCAGCTTCATATCGCTCAGGTGATGCAGGCGCTCGTCCTCGTCATACACGAAGCCAGAGGCGATTTGCCTACGCTTCGCGATATTTGTTATCGTCAACTCAGCAATGACGCGCCTGGCTCGCGATTTGCGCGTCCTTCGAGGCAAATAGGTGAACGACTGCTCGAGCATTTCACGATAGCAGCGCGCCTGTTCAGTTGTCATATCGACCAGGACCTTGTGGACAATGGGTTCTTTGATACCGACGTCCTCTGCCGTAAGGCGAATACAGTAAGGCTTGAGCAGGTCGATGAACTCCTGCCGACGATCCTCGCGGAACACTGCCTTGTTCTTGAGTATCCGTTGCTGCAGTATCTTCTTCTGCCACAATGCTGATCCAGGCGGCGCGTTGCTGAAATCGACCTTGGGCCAATCCATGTATCGCTTCTCGAACTTGTCCCAGTTCTCACCGAAGACATCCGGAGCTAGAAAACGGAAGATGCCGAAGTAGTCGGTCTCACGCACCTCCTGTGGAGTACCAGTCAGAACGAGCTTGCGTTTGACCCATGACATACGCTTGGCGCCACGCGATGCCTTGTTGCCTCGGTTCGATATGCGCTGCGCTTCATCGAAGCAGCACCAGTTGAACTTGCGGTATTTGCAGAGACGGTTGATGAGTTTGACAAAGTCCTCGTAGTGGATGAGCAACAGTCGTGGCGACGGGAGTTTCTTGAACTCTTCCCAGTCGCTTGTGACATTCAGCCACTTGAGATGTTGCTTGATTCCGTCGAGCCACGTGCTGTCACGATTGGTAAGTAGTGTGACGAGCAGTCCGCAGAAGTCGTTGCCTTTACCCGTCGTGAGATTGGTTGGCTCGCCTGCGAGTTTCCGTAGGACCGCAAGTGTGACGTAGGTCTTTCCGGTACGCTGTTCGCAGAACAAGGCGGTCTCGTTGCGTGAGATGGCGAACTTGTAGACGGCTTGCTGCTCGGGCCAAAGCTTCAATGACGACATTCTCGGCTTCCTCCTTGGATCGCACGACGCAGGCAACACCACCGCCCTTCAGTACGATGTCCTTTATGGTTTCGATCTGGATGAGTGACGGTTTGGATGATTTCTTGGGCAGCTTGATTTCAAGCGCGAAGAACAGGCCATCCACACAACCAATCAAGTCGGGAATGCCTGCAGGAGTGAAGGGGCCTCCCCACACCTTGAACCACCAGCCGCCTACAGTTGCGCGAAGGTGATCCTGGATGACTTTCTGTAGTCGGGACTCGGGTTGCTTCGCCATGACCATACCTGTGGATAAAAAAAAAAAAAAAAAAAGAGGCGGA